TACTATACTACGGAAACTAGATCAAGTCAAGCGAAATCATCTGCCTCTGCTCGTTGGCTTCCTTGGCGGCTTTGGAACGTTTCCTTGCGGCTTTTGCGATTTCAACTTTCCGTTCTTTGGTGGCATAAAACCACTCGGTGATTTCTTCAGCAGTCCTACCACATCCTTTACATGTTTGTCTATCAACTTCATATTCGCATACCTTTCTACAAATGGAATTATTCATTATTGGCTCACATAATAGGATGATGTATATCCAGCAACATGTCCACCGGCATTCAATTTATCAAATTCCAATAGCTTGTCTTTAGGTATATTGAAAAAGTGAGCATGTTCTGTGTCAAATCTATGCATCGATCCTCTTATCATATACTCTACGTTTTTATCCAATATTTCAAGATATTCATCTGTCATGGATAAACTCCAAGAGTATAGTAGTGTTTCTAGAATATAAGGAGAGTTGTATTCTCGTTGAAGAGATTTGTCCATCCAACTTTTTGTTCTTCTTCTAAACGTATATTTACCTTCAGCATCTTTGTAGTCATCCATTGTGAAGTCTTCTAGAAGAACATAACGACCACCAAGTTTGAACATTCTTCCTGGTTGAGTTAAATCCAATTCTAGTTTTGCAAATTCTATGCCTCTCTTCAACAGATAGATTTCACCGAAGCTCTTCAATCCTCTTTGATTGAGTTCTTGAGCAGTTGGATCATTACTATAATCAAGATAGTAATCCACTTTTGTAGCTATTTCATCTTTTTGTTCAACCGACAATCCACCAATAGAACTATCGCAAAAGATTATGACCGAATCAGGAACTTGCTTTCTTATACTACTGAAAGTATCAAAGGTCAGTCTATACCGATCTTCGAATGGTATTTTTCCAATCAACGATCTAATGCATGATGGAACTATAAAAACGTTCATTCAAAATTCCTTACGACAGATGCAATATAAGACAATTCTTCCTCACTCAACCACCAGCCATTTGGAATACAAATCTGAGTTTCATTGAAGCTTGTTACACCGGGCAGATCGCCCTCACTGAATGCAGCCGTGCTATCATATTGGTCATTTCTAATATGGACAGGGCTACAACTGATATTGTTATCGGTAAGATACTTCTCAAATTCTTTCTTTCGACCATTCAACACATGCATACTGAACAACCAGAACGAGGTTGTATCATCAAACTTTGGCAAAACAAAAGCAGGATTATCGATGTTGTTAATAAGATACCAACTATTCTTTCTTGCCTGCACAACAGAACTATGAGACTCAGGAATGTTTGCAATACCAATAGACGCTGCAATATCATTCATATGATACTTGAAGCCGGCCCTCTTGATGTTTTGAGTGCAGCGGAAAGACTCACTCTTGGTACGATCAAGTCCAAACCATCTCAGAATTCTTGCTTCGGCTTCTTTTTCTGGCGTATCACAGATAACAAGACCGCCATCGCCAGATGTTAGAAATTTAATTGCTTGTAGAGAATAGCAGATATAGTTGCCGCGCGGCGCATTTCTATCCAGAGAAGTAAAGAAACTATCCCATGTATGCGCTGCATCTTCAATAACAGGCACACCAAAAGACTTCAACTTCTCATAGTCGCAGAGTTTGCCTGCCCAGTTAACAGCCAAGATTGCCTTTGTCTTTGATGTGATCAACTTCTCAACGCTAACAGGATCGATCAGTCCAGTCCAAGGATCAATGTCTGCCCAACGAATTCGCGCATGACGATGAATAGCGCCAATTTGAGTTGCAAAGCATGTCTGCGGTGTTGAAATAACTTCATCACCCGGGCCAACTCCACACAACTCAAGAGCAAGATCAATTGCAGATGTACCAGAATTGACGGTTACAGGCTTTGTCTTAGTGTTCAATTCCTTTTGAAGCAATTCTTCAAACAAATCTACCTTTGGACCTTGCGCGATAAAGCCAGACTCCATAACAGTCTGTACGGCAGCAGCAGCATCCTTCGACATTCTAACTTTAAACAGATTAATCATTTTTCGATATACCTTCCAAATATTGACTTTCAAGAGTTAAGAGACTTTGATATCTACTCTTCAACTTTTTTGCTGGACAACCAGCAAATACATTCCAAGAATCTAAGTTCTTATTTACTAATGTCATTGCACCAACAGAACAACCAGTTTCAATTCTCACACCAGGCAATACGACTGAGTTTGCGCCTATAATGGCATGTTTACCGATGTAAACTACACCAGATATGATATTCTTATATTCTACAGGTATGGTAGAATTTGTCAAGTAGTTCCCACCATAATCATCAGACATACTATGTATTTGAGTGCCAAATGCAAGACCACTAAAGTCTTCCATAATGATACCAGCGCCTGCACCAAGATGACAGTGAGAAGCAATATGGATATGAGAACCCAATGTCAAGTAACCATTACCCGATGCAATGATAGATGTGAATCCATCGATACGGACATTATTACCTATAGAAATGTTTTCTACACCAACGACGATACATGTCTTGTGAAGCTTTGATCCAATTCCTACTTTCTTGAAACCAAGATTCAAAAGTTCTTCACGCTCATAGAATTCAGCGTTTATCATTCTACGAATCCTACATCTGGAAAGTACTTTAAGAATAGATCGTTGTTATTGTTTCTTCTAGTCTTAATCTTACTCTTAATCTCATCAAAGAAATTCCACGCGAGAGGAATAAAGATAATCTTGTTCTTTTCATGGAACTCTGAGAGAACATCGCAAGATACAATAGGTATGCTCATTCCTGGTGTATATCTATTCTGCTTCAATGGATTATCATCAATGATGTAGTCTAAATGAATATCAGCATAGTTCAACAAGGTCATTCCCTTTGCTGCTGCACCATAGCCAACCAGAATGTATCCATCTTCCTCAGCACCATTCAAAGCAAATATGAGATCGCCCACAATACTCTCACACTTTAAAGCATATTTCTCATAAGTTTCTTCATTTAGAAGTCCAGCTTTTCTTTCCATCTCAATTAGATTTTCAATGTTGGCCTTACGAGAAGCAACTGGCGACACTACAAAGATATAACTATTACCATGAAGCGGACACTTGATAACATCGATAAGATGAAGTCCAGCTCTATTACATAATTCATTCATCGAATTGATATTGTAGAATGAAACATGTTCGTGATAGATAGTGTCAAATTCATTGTTGACAATCATATCGGCTTGTGAAGTCTGGATAAACAACAATGACGATCCGTTCATAATCTGTCGAGCATTTCTTAGGAATGTGAGAGGATCAAAGTTATGAGCAAACACATTCTGAGCTATGATCATGTCATAAGAATTTGGTATAGCATCGACATATTTTTCATCAAAATAACCACAGTACATATCATGATTCTTTGATGAAATTTCATATAGATTTTCTGCAGGATCTACTCCATGAGTAACTACGTTTAGATCCTTAAAATGATTTAACTGCGAACCATCATTACAACCAATATCTAGAATATTTCTAGGAGCAGAAAAGTTATTCATTGTATTGTAGTATTCAATAGCATATCTTGAAAACCACTTGAAATGTTCATCCATCGTTTTAGATGTGCCAGACACATACAGGTAATCCTTGAACATCAAGTCAGGATCAACTGCATGTGTTAACTGGACATGGAAACAGTCTTTACAATGATTGATAGCAAGAGGAAACTTTTTTTGCTTATCATCTTTATTCTTCTTATAAGAATTTGCTAGAGGCTGTTCATGTAAATCTAAAGTGAGTTTTAGATTATTGGATCCACACGCTAGACATTCTTTCAGTTCAACGCAATTTTTATCACCAAAAATCATTACAATTCGATCCATTCCTTATTAGCAAGTGACCAATCAACTACTTCCTTTATACGATTTTCAAGTGTGAACTTTGGTTCCCAACCAAGCTCACGCATGTAGTCACCAGACAATGCATAGCGAAGATCATGACCAGGTCTAGATGAATGGAAATCTACCAATTCATAGACGGGTTCTTTACCTACAGCATTAGCAATGTAATTAACTAAAGATAGATTGTCAATTTCTTCTTTACCAACAACATTAAACTTAGGACACTTGGCACCACCAAAGTCTGGTTCATAAATCTTCTTAAGCTGATCTTCATTTAGATGAAGCAAGAAATACATCGCATCGGCAACGTCCTTACCGTGAACATAGAATCGTGAACCAGGAACAGTCTTGGTATGATCCGAGTGAATGAAAATCTTCTCACCATCACGAATCTTACGAATACACATAGGAATGAACTTCTCTGGATGCTGACGCTCACCGAAGACGTTCATAGTATGTGTGACGAAGATAGGAAGCTTGTAAGTGTTCTCATACGCAACGCAGAACTCTTCGGCTGCGGCCTTAGAAGCTGAGTAAGGATTAGTTGAGTTGTAACGATCACGTTCCTTGTATGCAACACCGGGAGGTGCAATACCAAAGATTTCATCAGTGCTGAAATAGATTAGGCGCTCAAGGTTCTTTAGTGTTCTCGCATAGTTTAGTAGATGAACAGTACCAATAGTATTGTCCATAACAAATTCCATAGGATGAGAGATAGAACGATCAACGTGAGATGCCGCTGCCAAATGAAGAATGATATTCACATCGCCAATTAGATTGCGATTAATATCTGCAATTTCGGCTCTTAGATCGTGCCAAACAATCTTAACTCGCTTACGAACTTCAGGCGGATAACGCTTAACAACATCATCTAAACGATTAAGATTGCCCGAATAATCTAAGCGATCAAGCGATACGATTTCCCAGTCTGTCTTCTGCAGGAACAGATCGATGATATGATGACCGATGAAGCCTGCGCCACCGGTAATTAAAACTCTCTTACTCATTATTACCTCGCTATCTTAAATTTTCTAAATGTCACTTGAGAGTCAATGAATTGCCAATTATCTCGCTTGTATTTATCACGCATAATTTTAGGGTATACTTCGCTGATCATATAGTTCATTTCTTTCATGGCTTCTTTCTGATCATAGTATGATGGTTTAATATGATTCGGCGGATGATACATACTGCCAGAATGAATAACATATCCTGGAGTTTGTAGAACTTCACAGAACATCTTATCTACTCCCCAACCAACATCAATATTCAATTCGTTGAAGAACTCTAGGATATTGAAGAACATGTCCTGTCTAAAAACAGGAACACCCATTTCAATAAAGTTTACCTCAGAGAAATCACACTCACTGTCATTTGCACAGCACTTGTAAGAAGTACCTTCAATTATTGAAAGTTGCCAGAAAGGCAGATTATACATCTCTGCCAATTCGAATCCAGTATTGAAATCTTTTACGTCTGTTACAAGATCATCATCTATGCAGCCAATATACTTATACTTTGTGAAATCAAACATCTTAGGCAATTCTCGTATGATCTGCCACTTATGACCTTTCATATGAAGAATATGATCATATGTGTTTGGTTCTGGAACATAGTTGTTATACACAACTGCAAGAGTTTCATACTTGCGTTCTGCCTTATCAGTATATCTCCAGTGATTTTCTTTATCATAACGATCTTCAAAAATCAAGGGAATACCAACGGGAGTTATTATAAGATTATCAGCCATTAATCACGCCTTTATAAACATTCTTCTTAAACCAACCACGAAAACGATCCATATCTAGATACTTATTATATGGTTCTTTCCAACTATGAAAAAGAGGTTCCATATACATCTGCTCATATAGTTCTGGACTTTCATTGACTTTGACGATAGCTTCAAAGAAAGCATCATCATCTTGATAGTCATGCCAGTTAAGAAATGCCTTCGGATTGAAATCACATTCAATCGTCGTGCTACCCCAATAGATAGGAACTGTTCCATACATATAAGCTTCAT